TATTCTGGTAATAAGTTTTTCTTAACAAGCACAACTAGCTTGTCATCCACAGTATTATCTGTAGATTTTGCATATGCCTCTAATAGTTTAACTATCAGTTCTTTAACTGCATCTTTTTTAATAAAGGCAAATAAAATTGGTTTAATTAGTGTAATCATTTTAGGGTGTTGTATAAAGGTTTAAGTTTTTCTATTGTGGCAGCCATCCAAGGTTCCCACGGCATTTGTTTCATTCCTCGTTGAACGTATCGTTCGTACCATCTATTAGTCTTCATTCGCCAATAGAAGTAGCCTAACTCTGTTGCTGTTAGTTCTACTGTGTAGGTTTTTTGTTCCAAGGTGCTTTCCATTTATTTTCTTTTGGTTTAGGTGGTAGCAACGATTGTATAGGTACGATGTCTTGACACAGGTGAGCTACACGTGTACCCGGTCTTATGGTAAAACCTTGACGTTGTAACTCTGCACATTTAAGTGCTCGTACAAGCTCGAAATCTAGTTGCATTTTCTCCTCTTGACGCTTGGCAATACGTCTACATTGCTCAAGCCCACGTTTGTCTAGAGGAACCATAAAGTTAACTTGAAAACCCCAGTTCTCAGATAAGGTATAGCTACTAGGTTCCATACCTGAGTCTTCTCCGACTTCCCAAGGTTTTGTGTGATTGCCCATATAAAATGGACTAAAAGTCATAGTAGATCCATTACATGATATGTTAGGACCATAGTTTTGACGTGACATCGAGCCGTTGTTTTGAAACTGTACAGCTTGATTTGTCACATTACCTGTAGCTGCTGCCACAGGATTTGAGCTATTATTTGTATCTCCTTCTGCAAATGCTGGTCCTACTGTGAGAAGACAGACAGCGATGTAGTAGTAGAGTTTATTGTATAATTTCTTGTAGTATCCCATTGTTCAACTAATCCAGCAGCTCTAGTTGTTGTCTCTAATGACCAAGGTAATGTAGGATCAGTTACAGTAAATACTGAATCTCCACCAGCAATACCAGCACTAGCTGCTGCTGTGATATTACTACCGCTCCATGTATTAACGGCAGCTCCGTATACCTGACGCTGTTCGACCTCAGTTATCGTTTGGGTTGTTGTAGTTGTACTATTCATCGACCCTGTAGTAAACTGGGGCGTGACAGTATTAGCTCTTGCAACTGCGGGTGATAACAATGCTAAGAGAAGAATTAATTTCTTCATGTCTTTGGTTTGTCTTTATTTGCCATAGGGCAATTTGTAGGTGTTTTATTGCCACCGTTTTTTCCAGTCGTCAAACCGAATGTGGCTAATGCACCAGTAAATACACTGGCGACGAAAGTGATATCTGAGTTACCAGACTTCTTAACCATAGGTATATCAATGTAATTCATAGTAATAATGAATCCACTCCAGACGACAACTCCCAGTCTTACAAAAGTACCGAGTACTTCTATTTGATGTTCTTTATCTTCTGCTGCATCTTTTAATTTTCCTATTAGACCTTTCTTTTTTTCTTCTGGCGGTTTTCCTTCCATTTCTTAATTTTATTATTTAAAAATTTAGTGATTCTTTCTTTTATATCTTGTATAATAGGAGTTGCTACAGTTGTAGCTGCTACTGCTGTAACAGCTGTAATTACTGTAGGACCTAATACCTCAGCTGGTGGTATAGGTATAGGTGGTAAAGGTGGTAAGTTTAATACAGGAGCTGGAGGTTCAACAGTTTCTACAGGTTTTGTACCTTCGGGTTCTCGTAAATCACTAGGAGGAACAACCAATGGTACATAACTAGGGACGTCAGCTGTTGGTAAAGGTATAGATATTGTTTTTATATTTTCTACTGGTGGTATTACTATTGTAGGTATGTCCATATATGTTAATCACATTTATGCTCTAATAATGAGATATTACCAGCCACCACTATTCTATTTATATTAGAATTATGTTGTATTACTTGGTGACGACAATAAGAAGGAAAAACTAATAAATCTCCTTCTTCTTGTTGTGGAATTAAATAATTTGTACCATCAGTAAATCTAAAACATTTTGTTTCTGGTACTCTTAAAAAGTGTACCCAAGAAATAATTACATTATTATTTATACCAAAATGTGTATGTAAATTGTGATGTGCTTTGTTATTATACATTTGTACCCAAAAATTATATTCAATTTCTGAAGTATTAAAAAATGTTTGTTCTTTAGCTATTTCATCTACAATATTTTGATAAAAACTTTTAAGAAAATTTAAGTGTTTATTATCTTTACTAAAAGTTGTATATAAACACTTGTCTTCATCATAATTTTCTTTAACTAATAAATTTTTCTCCAAAGTTTGAAGTTCATTAGTATTTAATTTCCAATTACCATGCAAGTAATAAGGTATGTGTAACATTCATCAGGATGGTTGAGTCGGCCACTTTACATTTGCGTAGTCAGTTGTGCTAGTTGGTAAATCTCTAAGAGCTTGCCTGTATGTAGCCCATTCTGTTTTTTTAGAATCAGTTAATGGTGAATCAGGCAATTGTGTCCAATCAGTATCAACTAAAAGTGCGTTTCTATCGTCTATAAAGTCTTGTTTTAAATTTGGAGCTCCTGCCGCTACTTCGGCTGCTACTGCTGTATCATATTCATCAATACATGACTGATAAATACCTATTGAAGTTATTTCTTCTATAGATAAATCCCTCTTTTCTACATGTCCTTTAGATGTTGTAGTGTCAAATTGAACAGCCCATACATCTGCTGGCATATCAGTTAATTTAAGTTCATCAGCAAATACTCCATCTTTGATGACCATTTTGTCATCAGCTATTATTGAAATCTGTGCCATTTATTTTTATTGGTTGTGTTGGTAGTGGTTTGATAGGTATTGTTGGTGACAGTCTTTCTACAGTTTCATTTCTTAAAGATTCTATAGCTGCACCAGCTTGATTGACGTGCATAGTATTATCCATTTGTAAAAAAGGAATCCATGCGACTGCGCAGCCATATTCTTCTACTGGTTCTCCTGTTTGTGGATGTACTCCTGATACTTTTGTGTACCATGTACATTCGAGTTGACGGCAACTTTCTCCAATTAAAGGACAAAGATCGCCTTGTTTTAATTTTGCCATAATTATTCTTGCCAATAACCGTTAACGTATATCCAACCTGTAATAATATATTTTGTTTGTTTAGGAGGATAACCTTGATGAACATAAGTCCATGTAGCTGGGAATATACAAGCACTCCCTGTTTCTGGAGCTATTTGATCTCCGTTGTAAAATTGTGTCCATCCTTCATCAACTGTATTTAAATAAAAAATAAAAGTTAATAATCTTGTAGATTGAATATTATCTATGTTATCAATAGCAAAATCATTATGCCAAACATAACCTTTACCAGCTTCTGTTCTTTGTATTTGATAACCTGTGTCAATTATATTAATAGGAGCATTATAGTCATACCTTAATTCCTTATTATTAAAAAAATGATTTTCAAAATTTTTATTTAAATTCTTATAATATCTTTCTAATAATGGTGTTAATTTAGCATGTAAATGTTTATCATGTCGTTCCCAACCTTGTATATGGTCAGTTATGTTAAGGTCCGTGCTTTCCTTAATATGAGTTGTCAGGCCACCAGCTGTAACACCTTTATGGCTTCTATTATCTTTATTAAATTTATCTATAATACTCTTACACCTATGTTTAGTTAAAACATTTTTTTCAACATAGATGTAATAGTCAGTAAGTATAGAGGTGGATTGTTTCATTTAGTCTTTTGATGCAATGATTACGTCTAAGTATTGAACTGCCATATCTAAGTTAGTTACAGTAATACTGTGGTTGTGTGCAGAACCAGAGAAGTTACCAGTTGCGTTGTGGTCGTGACTACCTCCAGAGAAAGTAGCATTGTGGCTGTGTGCATTACCTGAGAAACTTGCGTTAGCATTGTGGTTATGAGAACCTCCACTAAATCCGTGTGAGTGACCTTGGCTACCACCAGCACCACCAGTATTTCCAACTCTACCGTTACCGTTAGGGTTAGTACGTCCGTTACCACTGTTACCAGCACTGTGGCTGTGACTTGGCATTTGGTTTGTAGACAGTGTGTGACTGTTTACAGTACCACTTGTATTTGCGTTAGCAATAGAAACGGATACGTTACCACCTTGAGTTGCGTTAGCTACGGATACGTTACCTGAAACAGTCGAGTTTCCTATTGATACACTAACGTTACCGCCTTGGGTTGCGTTAGCAGCGTTAGCAGTTATTCCTCTAGATGTCAAAGTATTACTAAACGCATTACTACCACCAGAACCAACAGTTCCAGATACGACTCTAAGAGCTCTATTATCTACACCACTTGTTACCTTTGTCCAACCTGTAGGAGCTGCTGTTTGTTGAAACAACATCTTTGTTCCAGATGGGAATGGTTCTGCGTTATTAACTGCTGTAGTTACATACGCAGTTGTAGCAACCTTAGTTGAGTTGTCAGATGTACCTTGTGTTGTTGCGGTTACACCATTACTAAGTACTCCAGAGCTAGATGTTAAACCACCAAATAAAGCGTCTCTAGCTGCAATATCTACAGTGTCAACTGTTCCTGTTGTTGCTATATCTCCATAAAAAGTTGCATTACCTCCAGTACTAATAGCAAATCTAGTAGCACCATTAGTCATATCACGAACTCTAAATTGACCATCATTATTTTGTACTGCCCAATCTGGATTATCACTTGTGTCAGTTAAATGAAGTGATGGTTGACCAGCTCCACTTATAGTTACATCACCGCCATTAATTGTTGCATCTCCTGTTGCTGTGATATTTCCTGTAACGTCAATACCAGCAGTAAAGTCGTGGTTTTGGTGAGAAGTGATTTGACCGTTTTTACCAATAGAAAAATGGTTAGTAAACGTACCACCAGTATTGTTAGACCAGCTATCTCCAATACCTATTTCTAGCTGTGCGTTTCCAACTTTAAATATTCTTGGACAGTCAGTTCCAGCACTGTCTTGGTTTCCCATTAATAAATACTGAGTACCAGCAGAATCAGTAATTTTAAAAGTATCTTCAACTGAACCTATACCACCACAAGTAATACTTCCAGATGTTACTATATTCTGTGATCCAAAGTTAGGAGATATCTTAGTTCCAGCTATTGCAGCAGATGCGTTAATTTCTGCGTTAGTTAAGGTAGTACCTAGTCTTCCTTTAATACTCGCAGAAGCTACGTTTGACATATCTTCTGCTGCTACTGGATGTCCTCCCTGAGTTGAGCCGTCATGTACTACAGGTACATCTTTGTTTGTATCAATAGTAACTTCGCCTTCGGCTCCAGTAAAGCTACTATGTTGCGTGGTTGTTCCACGTCTTAGTTTTAATAATTTTGCCATTTAAAGGGTTCCGAAATCGAGAGTTAAATTATTACCAGCACTTCCATCAATAGTAGTTGCTGATACAAGTCCTGTTACAGTAACACCAGTAGAAACAACTTCTAATTTAGTATTTCCACCAGTTTGTATTTGTAAATTACCTGTACCTGTGTCGTTAATAATTGAGTTATTAGAGTTATGGAATATTTCCAAACCGTCAGAGCTTGTACCATAAATAGACTTTACGTTATCATTATGTATGTTACTACCACTAAAGGTATTACCAGTTGTAGCAGCAAAGTTACCTGTAGCTGTTACACCGCCTTGCCATGCAGAACCTGTATAAACTTTTAGCTCGTTAGCTGAAGTATTAAAATACAAATCTCCAGCAGCTAGTGAATTACCACCACCATCTGTTGATGGGTCAGAAGATGCTATTTGGTATCTATCAGTAAAGTTATTTACGTTTGAAATATTACTTGCGGCAGTGTTAATACTTGCAATATTAGTTGCAGCAGTATTTACATTTGAAATTGAACCTTGTACTGTGTTTACGTTACCTATAGATCCAGCTACAGTGTTAACATTTGTAATAGCATTTCCAACAGTATTAACATTTGTAATATTAGTTGCAACTGTATCTATTTCAGATGAAGGTTCGTTAAGGTCATCAGCAACAGTATTTATTTTTGCAATGTTTGTTGCAGCCGTATTTACATTTGCAATGTTTGATCCAACAGTATTAACAGAGTTATTTCCAGATCCAGTATTTATAGCATCTGTAATATTACCTAAGTCTTCTGTATAAGTAATCTGACCAGCAACAATATTAATGTTGGTTAGTGTTGCTTGGTTGGGTGTAATAGGACTAAATCCATCACCAGAACTAGCATCATAGACCATCATAACTTTGTTAGATGAGCTATCAAACCATAAGTCACCTAATGTTAAGTTAGAACCATCAGTTCTAGTTGTAGGTGCAGAAGTGCTGATTTGGTATCTATCAGCAAAACTATCAATATTAGTTACGTTAGCTCCAGCAGCAGCTATGTTTACTGCGTTTGCAGCTACAGTAGCAACCTCTGTCGCCTTTGGTACAAGTCTATGAAATGCGTATGTATGATCTGTTTGCGTAGTTTCTACTAAAAATCCATAACCTTGAGGTATGGTAGCAGATACACCTGTAATAACAACTGCGTTACCAGTTCCTCTACCGTTTGCAATAGTTAGAGTTGTTCCTGACTGTGCAGTTAAGTTTGTTGAAGCTGTTTTGACTGAAACTATAGTCCCACCTTTTGCACTACCACTGGTATTTATATCAGGGTTATCTGCTGGAAAACTTGTTTCATTTGCTATAGGTACAAAACCACCTACGTTATCTACAAGTTCAATAATACGTAAATCTATAGCAGCAGTTGTTGCTACTTTAGAATCAGTACCAGACCATGTAACTCCACTAGCTATAGTTTCACTAGAGTCTTGTCTAAGAAATGCAGCTTCAGCTTCTGTTTCTGTAAAGTATCTGCCATCAAGAGCACCGCTAGTAAGTTCTGCTTCTGTAAAGTATCTAGTATCTAACTGACCAGCATTTAGTTCAGTTTCTGTATAATATCTACCATCTAATGTTCCGGTAGCTATTTCAGAATCAGTAACAGCATTAGTTTGTATATGTTCAGATCCTACAGCATTATCTTGTATATTATCTGCATCTACGCAGTCGTTAGATAAATGTTCGTGATCTATACTACCGTCAACATAGTGCTCTGAATTTATAGCATTATCTTGTATATTGTCACCATCTATAATATCGGTAGCTAGATGTTCATGATCTATACTGCCAGCGACATAATGTTCAGAGTTAATTACATCATCTTGTATGTTATCTCCATCAATACAGTCATTAGATAGGTGTACATGGTCAATAGATCCATCAACATATTGGTCACTGTCTATAGAATTAGCAGACATATGAGCCAAATCAACTGAGCCTGCTGTAATATGTTCGGAGTTAACAGCACTATCAGCTAATTTAGTACCATCTATAATATCTGCTTCTAAATGTATTCTATCTATAGATCCGTCAACATACTGATCGCTGTCAACTGAGTTAGCTGACATGTGTGCGAGGTCAATAGATCCGTCTACATAGTGCTCAGAATCTATTTGGTCATCTGCTATGAGAGCATTAGTTATTTGATCGGCAGCTATATCTGCTGTCTGGATAGTGCCATCTTTTATTTTTGCAGATGTTATTTGACTATTTCTAATTCTAGGTGTAGTTGTAGGTGTGTTTTGTTCTTCTTGTAAAGATCTTAAAATCTGTGTAACAGTATTTGTTAAGTCTTCTGCTTTTAAAGAAGAGCCTGCTGTAAATGTTGCCTTAGCAGTATCTACATTAGTATCTCTTCTTACGATAACTTCTAGTCCATTTTTAGGTGCACCGTCAGCTTCGCATACGTTAGTATTTAGCGTTCCTGTTGTATTATCAAATGTAACTGTTCTTGTCCCTGTTGTCTGATAACCGGGTATAGTATAGTTATCTACTATTACACCATCGACTTCGACAACGACTTCAGAAGCAGTAAAAGTAGGAAATGAGTAATCAAAAGTCTTGTCAGACCCATCCCCAGTATAAGGTTGAAAAGTTGTTGTTGCCATTTATTTGTACATATTGAGAATGTTTGTTGTATCTCTCATTTTTATAACTTTTGCACGTTTTTTTGCCTGTTGTTCTTTTATTACTTCTTGAACTTGAGGATCGCTCATGATACTTGCCCATGCTTTTTTACGTGCTTCTTGAAATAGCTGGTCAATTTTTCCATTGTGCCAGTAATTTCTAGCGTCGTACTGAGCCCGTTTACCATCCCGTATATCTTTGTTCATCTGTTCTAAGGATGCTATCGCCTTGGGATTTACAGCTAGCTTGTCCAGCTGCCTTTCAAGGTTTTGATCTCCTATAGCTTTTTGGAACATAGACCTAATCATAGGTTGGTCTGTAAGGTTTGTACTGTCGGGTGCATAATATGTTGATAATCTTAAATCATATCCGCTTTCAAATAAGAACTGTCTACCTATGCTCTGTGTCAGGTTTAATGATATAGGGCTGACTGCATTAAATATACGAGTCATGAAATCATATGGCTTGATGGGACTACCATTTAGCATATCATACTTAATAGGTAAGTCTTCACCGGGTAACATTTCAAATAATAAGTTACGGTTACGAATTGATTGATCTATACCAGAGCCTATCTCTCGCATGTGAG